CATATCTACCACACCATGATGCAACTATTTTATCCCCTTCTATAAATGTTTCTAATCCATCCTTTGTTTCTCTTGTTACTTCAACTGGATTCTTATATACAAAGATGCTACACAATGAATCTGATGTAGTAGTTTTACCTTCTGACACAGGGTCAATAGATGCATAATAAGTTCCAAAGTCTGGATTCTTTATTGGTCTTTCCCATACTACAAGTGATCCTGTTTTATCTTCCATCTTCTTTTTTACAGGAAAGGTAGATATAGGTAGCTTTTTAGTTCTTTTTGCTGTTATACCCTTTTGATCACGCTCAAGCTCTATAAATTCATAAGAGTATTCTTTATCTTCAATCTTCTTTAATTGTTTAGCAATAATACCTTGTGGAAATATAGACGCTTGTCTATATGCAAAAGCTTCTGCAATATTAATTGGTTTCTGAGATATACGTAATTGATATTGTTCTGGTGCTAAATCTTTTTCCCATTGACCTCTTTCATCACTAATAGCTTGTAAAGCTTCTTTGATCATAGAGTTACCGTATTTATCAATATAAGGGGGCATAGACCACTGTTCTGGTATAAATAGACCTGCAATACCAATACTACCTTTATCATCCATTAGATCCGTTTCTACAGCAT